GCCATCGCTGTTTTGTAGTCATAGTCTTTACCTTCAGGATCAAACTTTCCATAATCAGGCATTGTTTTAAGCTGTGGGTTTACCATAGCCGCTTGATTATCCATGCACATTATCGTTGGATCCATCCATCTTGAATTGTGCTGTTAAAGCCACGCGCCTGTACAAAGTCAGGCACATGATTGATCTTAGGTTTGCTGCCATTTGCGTCAGCTGCCGCAGCTTCAGCCATAGCAACTTTAAACATCTTCAACATATCCAAGCCAATCTTCATTCCCATCTCGCCTTTTAAGACTGGGCCAGCTAAGTAACTTGCTAATAGGTAAGCCAGTGCATCAACAAATTCAACAGTGAATCGTGTTGTGTCAGTTACTTTGGAAGTGTAGCGGATATAAGCATTTTCAACGTTTGTGTAGATTACAACGCCGTTTGCTGTAGTTGTTTCGATAGCAAACTCAACGCCGCCATCTAAGAATGAGCCATCAGGGTAAACGTTTACCGCAGCTGATGAGCTTAGAATATCGGAAGGCGCACTATATGCGTATTCCCATTCTGCTGTAGTAACCCCACTAAGTAGCGCAAGTGCTGCGCGTTTAGTAGCAAAGTTCCACATAAGTTTAGATAGCGCAACATCACGCGCTAACGGATAGAATCTTTTGCAATGCTCGGCTTGAGCGCTGCCTTCAGGTGGATCAATACTAGAAACTGTAGCGTCATCACCAAGTCTTGATAAGGCCAAATTGCAAATGTCAACGGCTGATGCCACGATACTCTCCTAGTAAGTAGGAGCAGGGAGCGAACCCCCTGCCTCTATTTTTTATAACATTTCAAAAGTTGAACCAATATCACCATCAGCAACAGCTTCAGATAATGTTTTCTCAACTTCTTTTTCTGCTTTTACTTTAGTTTTTTTAACAGCAACTTCCACGCTTTTTGTTGCTACAGGATCGAACCACTTTGCAGCAGCTCCATCCTGAGCTTCAAATACTTGACCAGCGCGGTAACGTCTGCCGTTATAGAAACCAATTTGGTTTGCGATAACTAACATGCGTCACCTATTAAGCGATGCCGTCAGCGTAAGCTTTCCAAGAAGCAACGTCTGTCGTTAAGAAAGCGTTGATCTTGCCAGCTGTAACTTCAGTTGTGCCGATGATAGCGCGAACGCCAAGATAACGCTCGTAAGCGCCAAATGGCAATGCTACTGCTGCAATAACGCCACCAGCATTTAATGCTGCTGAGTTAGCTGCTGCGTCATCAGTTACAAATGAGCCTGTTTCAAAATGCACTGTTGCTGATGTAGCCAAATCTGCTGTGCTGTCAGAAGCCAATTGGAATTGGATTGTGCCAGCTGAACCAGCTGTAATGATTTCAGTATCAGTTTGGATAACCAAATATACTGGTTGACCATTGCCAAGATCAGGTGAAGCAGTGCCTAAGTCGATAACGTTACCAACTAATGCTGTGCCAGCAGTGCCAGCTACAGAAGTTGCGTCAGCAAATTCATTGAATTTATCAATAATCATTTTCTTTTCCTTTACTTTAAAGTTTAGATAAGGCCGCCGCAGCGGCCATTACCAATTAGATGCCAGCTTCAGTGTTAGTGATAGCATCGCAACGGCGCAATGGAATACCATCAAACATTGTCACATGCTTACCAGCTACTTGCTCGATTGTTAATGTAGAAGCAGCAACTTTGTTTGCAATTTGACGGCGTAAGAATGAACGCACTGTGCGGTTAGCATAGAAAGCTGGACGGCCCATAGACAAGCTTGGTACCAATTCAACTGCTTGTGTCATTAAGTCGATCAAGTCAGGGCCAGTCGCTGCATTTTTAACCAAGTTTTCTTGATCAATGTTAATGCGAACAACATAGCGCCAGTCACGAACAGTCAAGCCGCAATCCCAACGATAGTGAGTGCGGTATGCTTCCATACGGCCACCATTGCCATCGATGTTTTCGATTGTTACTTGGCCTTTATCTTCCATGTTCAAACCTGCTACTGAACCTTTTGGATAGATGCCGTGTACTGTGTTTGGCCCCCACACTACCAAATAGATAGATGTGTTGTCGCTGCCATCAGGTGTAGCTGCATCAGTGATGATGTTGCCGCCGTTTTCAGCAGCTTGATCATTGAAGCGTGCGCCAAAGCCAGTGAAAGCTTCAGGTTCGTTAGCTTCTGCGCCGTAGAACAATGTAGATGCAAACTCTTGGTTCATACCTTCAATGTGTGCGCGATCTTCTGATAAACGGAAACCTGCTGAGTTACCATTCAAATCAGCTAAAGCTTTGTCAACTTCAGCATACGCTTCCAACATACCAACGCTGTCAGTAACTTGTACTGTGCGTGATTTAGTTGGTTGAACGCCGCCGTAAAGTTTACGCCATGTAGGTGTAGGCAAACCTGAGCGAACAGTGGTGCGATGACCAGTTGGCAAGTTACCTTCAATCCAAACCATGTCATCTAAAACTTCGTTTGTTTGATTTAAGATCTCGGCAATGGTATCAATCTTGCCTTCAGGATCTAAACGTTTTGTAATATCCAATAGGGTTGGATGTGTAGTTGCTAATGTACTCATTTAATACTCCTTAATTTTGATTAGGAAATAAACGCTTGGCTGGATCTGCGGAAGGCCGTGGCTTTCCTTGACCAATCACAAGCTTATCTTCACTTATTGCTTTACCAATTCTAAAAAATGCGCTTACTACTTCGGGATGATTCCCAAACCCAGTGTCATTAAGCAACTGTTTCAAAGTCGGGGTGCCAAAAGCTTCAATCGCTTTCTTCGCTACCGCAACATTTTCACCAAATTTTTCTCCACCCAATTCAGGGCTAGATTTAATTTGCTCAATCCACTGCTTTTGCGTTTCTTGGAATTGTACATATTCCTTTTGACGCATCATTACCCCAAGATCAACGAGTTTCTGCGCTTCTTCTTGGGTTAAATTCTTATCTTTAGCAAAATCTACTAGGCCTTGTTGGACTTCTTCATCAAACGTGAAGCCTTCAGGTAACGTAAGTTCGTAGTTGACTGGCTCTTGACCGCCTTCGCCGTCAGCCTTGCCATCGCCTTGACCATTACCAGCATCACCTTGAGCGCCATCGCCAGCAGCGCCAGCGTTACCAGCATCGCCTTGTGCTTGATCTGTAGTAAGTAACGTATTACCTGCTTGACCTTCACCTTGTTGTTGCTGTTGACCATCAGTAGATTGCTGCCCTTGTACATTGTCACTAGCGGTATCAGTGTTAGTTTGACCGCCAATGCTATCGTTTTCAGGTGGCATTTTTGCTATTCTCCTTAATTAAAGTTGCATACAATTCGGGACAATTTTCGTGGATCTCATTAACTACCATGAGGCCTACGTTTCTCATCCCTTCGTTAAAGAACGTGGTGCTATTACCTGTAAAGCTTGTGCGATAAACGCCTGTCATTTCTAACACGCGGTAAACAAATCTTCTGCCGCGTTGATCACTCATCAGCCATTTGAAATCTTCAATTTGGCCATCGCGGTTTAACTTTCGATCTTTCTGTTTTCTTTCTGCCTGTTGCTCTTGGCCAACCAAGTCAACTGGATCAAAGTTTTCTGTCATGGTGTTACCTTATCCTAAGTTGTCAATGTTATCCGAACGCTTACGGCTGCGTGTTGTACCACAAGTGAGTGGTTCCGTTGTATTTTAAGATGTCACCATTTTGCGGATTGCTGATTAACACATTATGTAACTCATCAAGCTCAACGCCGTTTTGAACCTTCACAAAAATTGAACCATTGTTTTGATTTTTACGCACGCATACGCCAATAAATACGCCGTGATTTGGTGCAACTGGCCTTGTTGCTGTTAAACCGCCAGCTTGAGAAGCGCTTAGCCACAATAAATCGCCTTCGTTAAAGCCATTGGTATTAACGCCTTCAATCAAACCTTCAGTGATAACGCGGCCAACTTGATTCTTGGCTGTAGTTTCATACATTAAGCCAAAAGACTTACTGCTAGTTGTTTCTGTATTTGCTTGTGCAAGCTCTAATGCAATGCGCTGGCCTTGAGATCCTTGAATATAAACTACTTGGCCTTTATTTACTGTGCCGTTATGTTTATTAACGGCTGTATGAACCAAAGCTTTAATTTCAAGAAGATCATTTTGATAGACAAATAAATGTTCTTCGCCATCGTTTACGTCTTGAACGCCAACAATTTCTTCTTCGTCATTGACGATAAACGCTGTACTTGCAAGGCGCTTAGTCATTACTCATCCTCACCAAACATGATTGCAGCCTGATCTTTAACGCCAGTCGGCTTAATATCAAGCTTTGTAATTCGTAAGCACAATGAGTTTTCTGTGCCTTCAGCGCTGTTCTCAAGTTCTGTCTTTGTAACAGTAGCCGTTGCAACAATAACCATTTTTGCGCCAACTTCAGGCAATACTGTAATGCCAGCTTCTTTAAGTTGAGCGTTATCTAAATCTAACGTCAGGCCTTCTTCTTCTTCGCCCATGTAAGTTTTCATATCCATTTTATTCTCCAGTTATACTGCGCCAGTGTAGCCTTGAAGGCCTTGTAATACGTCAGTTAAAGCGTTTGGCTGCGCTGTATCAATGCTGCCAACCTTAGCTGCCATGTCAGCCATTGCCATAGATTGCTGCGCTGCTTGTTGCTGCTGCTGCTGCTCAACTCGTTGTTGACGGATGATTGCAACACTCTCATCACCAATGATCATGTTAGGATCAACGCCAAGCATGTCAGCATAGGTATCAACGATCTGATCTGCATTAAGCTTATCAAGCACTTCAGGTTTAAGTTGTGCCATATTGCCAACTGTACCTAGCAAGCGATCAATAGAACCAACGCCAATCGCACGCTGCGCTTGTGCTAGTGTAGATACAAACTCAATGTTTAGATCCATGCCTTGCAATTCTTTTGGTGGTGTTGGCACAATGCCAGCTTCAACCATCATTTGAAATGTGTTTTCGATCATTGGAGATAACATCTCGTTATGCAAGCGCTCAAGTACAGGGCCAAGCATAAGTAGTTTTTCTTCGTGACGCTCGGCCACTTCAGTTGCAGTGATACCTGATCGCGTGTCGTTTGCCATCATCATGAATAGATCAGCATAGAACGTGCCATTGATACGTTCGCGCACATCCTGAATATCTGCTAACAAGTGCTGCAAGTTTAGGTTTACTTCAAACTGTGTTTTAACTCCGCCGTTTGGTGAGCTTGGATCGTACCAGCTAATGCCCCCTGGCAATGAATCATGCTCACTGCCTTTCATTGTCACTGGCATTTGTAGTGGTGGCTTGGTTTGATAGTCGATACCTTGAGCTTTACGCAACTGCTCATGCTGCAATTGACGAATATCGCCAAGCGCTTCCATTGCAGGGCTGTTGCCATAAATGTCACCGCCTGATACAGACCAGCGCGGCACAAGTACAGGGAAATAGTTATAACCGCCTTCAGATAACATTTCATCGCCATTGCCAGCAAGCTCAAAATAGCATGATTTGTACGGCATATTCTTAGCGTCACGCTTGCCAATGTCGCGCTCATTCTCTTTACGCGGTTCAATTGCGTGCATAACTGTGATCCATTGATCCAAGTTGTTGCGCTCGTATTGATCCTTAACGGCCTTGCTTACTTTATCCAAGCCAAACTCTTGCACCACTTGTGCAACTGTCATTGGCACTTCGCGATACATTGTGTCGATCTCACCGCGTGCTGAAGATGAGATTGCATATTCACCAGCAGTCATTGTGTAGTGACGCAATACGTCATTGAAGTCAGGGCGCATGAAGCTTGCAGCTGTACCATACGCACCAAGTTCTTCGTAGATCATGTGCAATGCGCGGTAAGTGTTAGAGCGTGCAAAGATTTCACGCATGATCTTAGCGTTTTCATTCAGCCAAAGTTTGACTGGATCGTATTCCATCAGATCAGAATCAGCAATTGCTAATCTAAACCACGGCCTTGCAGGTGAAGTCATACCACTCATCATGCCAGCAGCAAGTACGCGCAGCGCTCTTGTGCCAGTAGAATCGTAAATGTTATTGTGCTTTTTCTCGCCGCGATTGCGATCCTGCTCAAAGAAACGGCCTGAACGTGGAAGGATGTAGTCGCTGATCTCACGATAATGCGAGATCCAGCTTGATCGCTCATTCCATAATGCCGTCTTACGTTTCAGTAAGCGTTGGCGTGGTGTGTTTTCGTTCATGTTAGGATAGTTCCTTTTTGTTGTCTTAGCGCAATTGGATCTGATTTAACTGTTCCAGCCGCAGCTGAAGTTGGAGCGCCGCCAAGCGTTGTTTGTGTTCTAGCGCTGCTCCTGCGTGACAAGCGATCACCTAGTGGCGCTTGCTCTTGCTGAATCATTTGACGGCCAGTAGCGGCAGTAAATGTACGTTGGCCTTCCCAAATAGCCTGAATATCACCAATCAATCCGCCTTCATCCATTCGCAAGTAGATATTGTTTGCATTAGGAAGATTGCCTTGACGAGATTTGGATAAGTTAGCCATGTCTAATTGAAAGCCTTGCAGCTCAATTTCTTTAGTTTGGCTGATAGTTTTGTTTTCATCAATGACGCTCATCGCTCCCCAATAAGAGCCCCAAGGAGATTGTCTTTGAACGTACTTGCCGTAGTTTGGGTTTGCGGTTTCATAAGTAACGCTGCCAAACAGCTTGCCTTCGTTATTTACTTTGAGCTTATTTACTCTTGGCGTTGTGCCTTCGTAAGCATTGATTGCTTTTAAATCTAAGCGCACGCCGTTAAGCTCGGTTGGCTTGCCTTGATATTGACCAACAAGATTGCCAAGTGAGTTTACGCGAAAGTCGCTAATGTATTTTTTTGCGTCAGGATTGTAGGCCAATGGATCAGGCGTATTTAAATTCTGCCCAATGGATCCCATGCCAGCATAAGGCTGATTGAAACCAGCCATTCCAAAAGCACCGCTTTGTTGGCCCACAATTGCCATGATTAGCTACCTAGTAAAGTATTTTTGCCAAGCTCAACGCCAGCTTCAGGTGCGGTTGCATCGCCTGTAGTGATCATTGTGCCGCCTGTACCCATTGCGCCAGCTTGACGATTGCGGCGTTTGTACGTTTCAACTTCAGGTGTTTTGATTGCAGCTGGAGTTGGTGGTGGTTCAGGTGGTGGTGGTGGTGCAGCTGGAGCTGCGCCTTTACCGCCGCCGCCGCCAGCAAATGCTAGGCTTGATAGTGATAGCAAGAACACAGCTAAGAACAGTTTGAATCGTGTCATTTTATTTCCCTCGTATAACCAAGTAAGTCGTGCAGTCCACTAGAGTTTAGATAATACTTCTCAAGTGTTGCGCTTAGTTCAAAACCGCATCCTTTTAAGATACGCCCAATTGATTTGTAATGCGTCCATACTACAATGCGCTGCATTTCTGAATTGTCACGCGCAAATGCAATGGCTTCTTCAATCGTTTGTCGAATATAAATACCATTGCCAAGTATGTGAGGTTCAACAACGTGCTTGTTTGGTAACACGCAACGAAGTATCACTTCATCATTACCTATCAAAACCTGATTTCCTGCGTAGATCTCATCCTGAATAAAATTTAAACAATCAAGCTTTGTGTAACCCTTCTGTATATCTTCAGGCACTATATGCTTGTAAATTAAGTCTTGAACCCACTGATCGCGGATATTCAAAAATCCAGTTTTAATCATCACATTTTCTCATACGGATTATATTCACTACGTTTGGTGTTATCCGAACGTCTAGGAATAAGTGTTTTGGTAAGTGGTGCAACAGGGTAAGCAAACGTCAATGCCAGTGCGTCAGCCTTGTCAGGAGATCTGCCAATGATTTCCTTAATATCATCCTTAGCGCATAGCCTGAATTTATCGCCTTGATAGGTGTAAGTGGCAGCGCATAGTTCCTCAATGAGATCCTTATCGTCAGGTATTGCGCCACCTGCTTTGATCCAGTTCACCATCTCAAACCACATTTCGCTGCGCTTGTTGAAGTAACGAATATCTAATGCCTTGCCAGCAAACTGTACTTCAGTTGGTGTGTAGCCTGTTTGCCTTAGCGCGTCAATAACGCCAGCGCCATAGCCGCCTGATCCGTCAACAAAGATAGCGTCAGCTTGATTCTTGTTAATCTCTTGGGCAACTTGACTGGCCACCAGCATAGTGTCAGGTATTCTCATCTCGCGCATAGGATGAGCCACAAGTCCTTGTCGTAAGCAAACAACGGAGCTGTCATCGCCTTGCCTTGCAACGTCAACGCCTAAGATCTTGGCGCTATGTTCGTATTGTGATTTATCGTAGTAACGATTGACTGCAAGCTCAACTTCTTCAGGGCCAATCAATGAGTTTGCTGAAGCTGAAGGAAACACGCCGCGTACACGCACGCGCACAAAGTCGGAATCTTCACCATGATCGTCAACCCACTTCTGAAGCTGCGTTTTGTTTGTCATCTTTACAGTCCGAGAATCAATCTGCTTAGTGAACCAGCGATGTTTGTATTTACCAAAGCACTCACGGAATCTACCCACGTTTTGTGTCGGGTTTCCAAAGCAGCACCAAATAATTTCAGTGTTATCGTCCGTCAACGCGCCTTCAGAAACTTCCCAAATCTTATCGCTAATAGCAGAAGCTTCATCAAATATAACTAACACGCGCTTGCCCTTGTTATGTAAGCCAGCAAACGCTTCAGTGTTACGTTCACTCCACGGCACCATATCAATACGCCAAGTCTTTTCGTGATCTTTATCTTTTGCGAATAGCGCGGTAGCTGTCAGCTCAAACCAATGCTCGTTAATGCAAAGCCGTTTCCACTTGGCCAGCTCCGCCCATGTTTTAGTCTTTAATTGGTTTTCAGTGTTGGCGGTAACTACGCCTTTTGTGTCAGCGTGGGTGCTGATTGCCCAAAGAATGATCCATGATACCAGTGCTGATTTGCCAATGCCGTGACCTGAAGCAATAGCGATCTGTATCGCTTCTGATAGATTGATCTTACCTGCTTTAAGTTTTGTGCCAATCTCGGTTAGCACTTCGATCTGCCAATCGTCAGGGCCATCAAACTCTTTAAGTTCTCCAACGCCCCATTCAAATGCAGCTTTGACGTAGCCTAAAGGATCGTGAGTAAACCTAGCTACAAAGTCGATCAGTTGAAGTTCAAGATCAGCTTTCTGATTTGACAACTTCTTCACCCTCAAGTGAGCTAATAGCTAATTGCAACCTGTTAGCCAATTTAAACTCAAGCTCACCACTAATCTCTTGATATTGAGTTGATTTCCCGTAAGCTCTATCAAGAATCTCTTTTGCCGCCATAACTTTTGTTGTATCTGAATTGGCGTTATACATAAGATCAACCAATATTCCAATGGCTTTCTCGCCATGCTCTTGTGCAATATACTTAATTTCAGCGGTTATTTTGTTTGGCGATCCTTTTTTGCGGCCAGCATTTTCTCTAGCTCCGCCTCGTCCACTGTTTGATATTTTTGATATTTTTTCAATCTCACTCATAACAATCCCCATGAAAACACAATTACTTTCCACATTAGTTTAATACATATCACGGCTACGCCAATGATGAATAGAGCGTAAAGGTATTTAATAATTCCAAGTAGTAAGTTCATTTATTTTTTCCTTGTAATTGGCAGGGATGCAAAATGACTATGCGCCAACATAGGTGCTGGTCGTTGCCGATACAGCCATCCCCATAAACTGTCATGCGTGCTTAATCCTTAATGCAAGGCCACAAAGCAGCCCAATGATGAAAGCTTCTTTGTAGCAAGTGATATACCAGTAAACAACTTCAATCAAGTGCTCTTATCCTTTAATGCTTGTTCAATAGCACGAGCAAATTCTGTAATAGGTTCATTCATCCAATCGCATAAATTAAATGCTTTTACTATCTCATCATCCGTTAATCCTTGCCATTGATGAGGGTGGGTATCAGCATTAAAATGCTGTAATAAATAGCAAACTAAATCAACTAACGCACCTTTGCTTTTTCTATTACCAACCATTTTCATAGCGGCTTCATATTCTACAAACGACTTTGTTTGCAATGGATGTGATGCGGCTATAGCCTCTGACCATTCATCCTCTTTATCTTCCCAAGCCACAGGCTGTTCGCAAGAAGCTTGCTCCGATGCCTCTTGCGCTGGTACTTCGTTCTGACGAACTAGTGAGTCTTCTTGGCAGACTTGCTCTGCCTCTAGTGCTTCTAATAAAGCAGGTCTTGATGCAAGTGCTCTTTCTATTGTGTTCCATGCTAACTGGTCAACATTTGGTGTTGATGGCTTAATATGTCGTAAAGCCCATTCTAAATTTTTAATATATACAAGTGCTTCTTGTGTTTGCTTATTCATGCTCAGCTCCGTCATTCACAATCACTGTGATCTCAATCTCTTTAAACCTGCTTACTGTTTGACAGCGTACAACGTAATGGCAAATATCCCAACAGTGGGATTTCTGTATCTCAAACTTTCGGGCAATCTCACTAACGCTCATGCCGTCCTCGTAAAGATCACGGATCAAATCTATTTCGTGATCAGTCAACTTAGCGCGATGATGGCTTTCTCCAACACGCTTGCCGTGTTCGTTAAGGCCAACAATCATGCGAGTTTTCTTAATGACTTGAACCATTACGCTGCAAGTTTTCCGCTCTCATAACAGCCAATGCAAATCTAACCGCCAGTACAATTCGTTTTCTGCTCACCGCTCCAGCTCCCTGCAAAGTTTAGTGTAGTGCTGCTTGATCTCTTTGATCTCATCTATCGTCAGCTTCAATGCGTCATGTTTAGATTCGATCTCCACAACGCGATCCAGTCCAAGTTTTCTGATAAGTCCGATTCTGTAGTTGATGAGATTGCCGCTAAGGTGCGTATTGCATGGCTGGCACTGCTTGTGACAATTAAGTTCGTTGAATCTAAGTTCAGGGTTTGCACCAACACTTCGATAGTGTCCTGCATGGTACTGTCCTTCGTGGTATCTACCACAACTAATACAAGGTTCTTTTGCATCTCGCAGCCTTATGTATTTGTTAAAAGCCGCTTGAGCTTCAGCAAGCCACTTGGATCTAGGTTTAATCTTAACCTTTGCTTCCCTGATTTCCTTACGCACTTCTTTTTTCTGCTTGGCTTTTTTCTTTTCTTCAAGAGTTTTTGCCAGCTCATACCCACATGCAGGGCTGCACCATTTCTCAATAGACCTGTAAGGAGTGAATAACCCTTTGCATATTATACACTTTTTTTGTTTTGGTTGTTTAACTTGTTTAGTTAGCATATCGTTCATCAAACTCAACAGGTTCGCTCCACTCGATATTATTCACAGCGCCGTAGTGATAAAGCCATTCAACAAATCCAGCTGCAACGTACTTTGGAAAATCTCTAGTTTGTGCGCCAAGCGCTACAAGTGATCGTCCGTCTAGTGAAGGCACTACCTTAAACTCATTCCTGATCCAGTATTCTTTCAGTCTTGGTACGTCATTCTCGATACAGTCGTTGCGAAACTGCTGCACGCATAACCGCTTCCAGTCATTTAACCCAAACGTCATGTTCAAATGCGTTGCCTGCTGCGCTATATCGCTAAGCATTGCATGGTATTTCTTTTCTTGCTCTCGCGTTTTCTCGTCAAACTCATCAATCCTAAACCGCCAAAGCTTGTCGGATGCAAGAGATACGATCAGCTCATACAAGCCTTGTTTGTTTTTGGTTGGGTTGTAGTAAAACGTCTTAACGCTCATTGACCTTACTCCAATCATCACGGCAATCGGCGCTGCACCATCTACGCCCATCACTTACAGGCACCATGCAGCTAAGGCATAGTCCAGTTGCTACCGCTGCAACAGTTTTCTTGCTAGCTTCGTTGATTGCTATATCACGCTGCGCCTGTTCAAGATCACTGGCCATATCAAACTCATCACTCATCATCACCATCCATAAGCCAAACTGCTAAAAAAAATAATCCGATCACGCCAATCCCTATGATGAAGCTGATGATAGTCCACACTGTTTGATCACTCATACCAGTGCCAATTTCAGCAGCACCAGCGCAACAATACAAACATAAAACAAAACTTCTTTTCCTGAAGATTTCTTTTCTTCAACATGAAAGTTACTGCCAAACGCCTCGCGTGAAGTATTTGGATAGTGAAAATCGTGTCTATTGTAGCCGTCAAATCTATTCATTATCTGCTCCCAACCATAACATGAACCTCATTGTCTTTAGAATATGTAACAGTGCAACCACGATCCTTTTCAATCATGTGCGCTGCATACATGCCAGTGATAAAACAAAAAACACAACACGCCAAACCCAATAAGAAATTATCCATGATGATCTCCAAGTTTAATTGACTGCAATTCTCTACAAGCTTTCTTAACTTTTTGCGGTACGTCAGGGCTGATCTCGGATATTCTGCAATCGTAAGCCACTTCGTGAATCGTGCTTGTAGTTGTAAACATCCAATACGCAGCAATAAGTAACAATGGAATTAAAAACTCAAACTTACTTAAAATCATTTTTATCCTTCACTTTCTGAATAACGTACTGCCTAGCTTCATCAGGAGTTTTAAATTTTTTTACAAACTCTTGCATATTCCAACACTCAAACCACCACTTGCCATCAACCTTCACTTTAGCAATCGTGTAGTTTTGCAGCTTAATACAATAATCTGATATGGTTTCAAAGTTATACTGCACCGCGCTTCTCATCAATCTTAGCTAACAACTCAAACCTTCCCTTACCTTGAGTTGCAATGCCAAGCTCTTTCGCTTTCTTAAAGATCTGATTGTCATCATTGCGCCAAGCCAAGTTCTCTTTTGGTTCTATCTTGCCTTTAACAAGCTTCATGTTCTTAGCGTCTTTACGGCGGCCTTCCACTGTAGCCATAACGTAAGCAAACTTCTTTACCGATACTTCGGCAGCAGCTCCTTCAAATTCTTCGATAGTTGCACCAGCTTCAATCAATGCTAATAATTTTGGGTGCGAGGGATTTACATCTAACACTTGGTGTTTTTTAACTGCTAAGCAAATTGCTCCAGCTGGAGTTGCTACTACACGCTCTTTCTGTTCTGTTCTGTTCTGTTCTGTTCTGTTCTGCGGCGTTACTGTAACGTTACATTCCTGTTTCTTCTTATCTCTAAAACGCTGAACCCTTGCTGCGCTTGAATCTGAAGCGTATTGACGCTTATCCCAATTAAGCACTTCGTTGTCAGAATTTATGAATCCTTTAGCAATAAAAGTGGCCTTAGTTATTTGCCATTCTTCGTTACTGATACGGAGTTGAAACGTTACTTCTTCATCTTGTAACGTTACATTGCCGTTACAACGCAAACAAAAAAGCATCACCAATCTTCGTTGATCAGTTTCATTTAGCATTTGCACTTTAGGATCATAGGAAAACTCGCTATACATCCTGAACCATTGGTTTGCCATATTTAACTTTCAGCAAAAGTTTCCGTAAAAAGACCTAGCTACTTTTCAGCAGCTAGGTAAAGCGGGACGTAACATGCCAGTGAACGTCACTGGCACCGATCACACAGTCAGGTTAAGGCTGAGCTGCACAATTCTTAAATTCTTTTTTGTTGAATATACTTGGGTTAGTCAATCTGATAATAGAAGGAATACCACGCTTCTTCCAGTTGCTAACTCGTATAGTTCCGTTTTGACCAGCAAAGCCTAGCTTACGCGCTAAGGCTGCTGAGCCACCTAGTCTTTCAATGATTTCTTTATCAGTCATGGCGCTATTCTAATCCTATCAAATTATAAAATGCAAACAATTTATTTAACAGTTTGTTTAATTATTTGCTTGACGCAATTAAACTATGTGTTTAATAATAACACATGCACATCATTTATGTGCTGCAAAACAAGGAGAAATAAAATGGAAAAGTACAATAAATTAGATGCACGCATGGATCACTGCGATGATGACATGCCTGAAATTACAGAAGATC